ATAAGTAAAAATCAATTCACAGAAAAGATTGATAAAATCAAAGCAAAGACTCGTGGTAGATTAATCATTAAAGAGTATCCAACTGCATCGGCTCATGTCGGTCATTTCAGAGCTCTATTGAATGAATTAGAATTAAAGAAAGACTTTAAACCAGATGTTGTCTTTGTTGATTATCTCAACATTTGTGCATCGTCTCGTATCAAAGGACTTGGCGGTAATGCTGGTACTTATCATATGGTAAAAGCAATCGCAGAAGAGATTCGTGGATTGGCTGGTGAATTTAATGTTCCTATCTGGTCAGCAACCCAAGTTACTCGGGGTGGATTCAATTCATCTGATGTTGAATTGACTGATACTTCAGAATCATTTGGATTGCCAGCTACAGCTGATTTGATGTTAGCAATGATATCAACTGAGCAACTAGAAGGTATGAATCAAGTGATGTTCAAACAATTAAAGAATCGTTATAATGACCCAACCAAGAACAAACGATTTGTGGTTGGAATCGATAGACCTAAGATGAGACTATATGAGCTAGATGAAAGTGCTCAAGACGATGTACTACCAGATGTTCACGAATATACAATTGGAGAATCAAGTAACAATAACCAAGATTTTAGTTCATTCACAGTATGAGTTCAATAAACGAAGCAATTAAAAAATTTTTAGAGAAAGGTGCAAAAAAAACTGAGCGTAATATGAATGCTCACAATAAACCTTTCATAACCATAAAACAACATGAAACAAATAAACATTAATATAACCCTATCGGAGCTATTTTTCTATCTATCATTAGCCTCGGTAGTAGCATCAATTATCATTTGGTGTGGTGGTATGCCAGGCGTGCATCCAACAATGGCAAAAATGCATGGCATATTCGTGGGCCTTTGGGCACCTACTTTGATGTCATTATCTAATCGATATAAAGGCAATTAATCCAAAAGTGCTGGGTAACACTGTAAAAACTGCCCATTTTTTTCATAAAAATGCATAAAAATCATTGACTTTTATGTATTTTTGTCGTAATATTATAATATGAAACAATTAATTATACTATCATTATTCGCAATTTTTTCAACTGCTCAGGCATCATATACGGACAACGATGTTGTAGTAGCTACCATTATTTTAGAAGCAGGTGGTGAATATCATGTTGGAGCACTTGAAGCAGTTTATGAAGTAATAATGACACGAGCAGATAAGAGAAAGAAAACACCTGCTCAAGTATGTTTACAGAAATGGCAATTTTCTTGTTGGAACGGAATGGTTGTAAAAGACCAGATAGCAAAAGCAAAAGAACATCCACGTTGGCAGATTGCTCAAAATATTTTAGGAAAAGAAACTAACTATGTCAAAGGTGCAGACCACTATCACGCAGACTATATTGATACACCATATTGGGCTAAATCAATGAAAAAAACTGCTGCCATTGGCCGCCATATCTTTTATAAATAACTTATTATGGAACAATACACAAAATACTTAAAAGATAAAAAAGTCATCTTTGGATTAGTAGTAGTTGCTGCTATTCTATTTAACACAATCAAAGGATGTGGTTCTTGTGAAGAAAAGTCATCTTGTGACTCAGACCAAGCGATGCACCATATCTGCACTCCATCATGTAATCATGGTGGCGTTTAATTAGAACGGAGAAATATTATGATATCATATATTATAACATTCTTGCTAGGATCGCTTGTAGGCGCATTAGTAGCAAGAAACAATATCAAAAAGGTGAATGCGCTCGTAGATGAAGCTAAAGAACTTGCTGAAAAGGCAGAAAAAGAATTAGCTGAATTAAAAGCAAAAACCAAAAAACCAAGAGGAAACACAAGAAAGCGTAAGTAATGGAAGGCGCAGTAACAGCTTGGGAAAACCTCTCATACCTAGACGGAATACTCTTTACAGTATGGTTAGGTATTTTATATTATGGCAAGTGTTGGTTAGATAATTATTTCAAAAGAAAGTACGAAGAATCTAAATATTAAAATAGGAAATGTTTGGGCTAATCACAATGCTATTAAGCACATTAGGTGCGACAGGAATGGGCTCTATGCTCAAGATTGTTGGTGGATTAGTACAAAGCGCAAGTGATGCAAAAGAACAACAAGCAAAAAGAGAAATGGCCAGAGACTTGGCAATGTCAAACACAGACATCGAATTTCAAAAAGCCGTTTTCGGTGATGGGGGCGATAAAGACAGTAGTCTATTTACTCGTGCCACTAGAAGGCTTATTGCTCTTATCGGCATGCTCAACTTTGCAACCATCTCAATCATCTGTACCATCTGGCCAAACGTCGACCTTGTCACTTTCGTCCCACCAGAACAAGCAAGAGAAATCAAAGTCTTGTGGGGATTGTTCTCAATGCCCCTCGACGCAGGAGTCACCACGTCAATCACGACGGGGCACATCGCTCTCGTCTCGATTACCACTTTGGGAGCTATCATCGGGTTCTATTTCACACCCGGTGGAAAAAGATAACAACTAAGAAAAATAACTATGGATAAAAAAACAATCATCAAATATGCGCTTATCGCTGTCGCGGTATTTGCAGCCTATACCTTCTTCTTCGGAAGTAAGGCAGAAGCAAGTATAATCTCCGATGTTGAAATTGGAAATTATGAAAATCGAATCGACGGTGGTGTATACACTGCTGCCGATGCCAATTACGTAAAAGCATCTATTGATGTTCCTGTAATTGGTGCACTCGGATTATCTACCGACATCGAATATGTTGATGCTGATGCGTATCAATTATACACGACAGTTGGAGGTAACTTAGATACACCATTCGGTGACCTATCAGCTGGAATCTTATTCAGCACACTTGAAGGTGGTGATAACACTTACGAATTTGTAGGTGCTTATGACGTCACACTTCCTGTGGTAAATCTAGACGCGGTTTTAGATTTAGGCGCCACTGAAGATGGTGTATATACAGTTGACCTAACAACTGCAATCCCATTAGCACTAACAGACGCGTTTGATATTATTGTCGGCGCAGCTTATGGACAATCATTCGAAGCAGCTCAAGATTATACATATACTCTTGGATTTGCTCGCATTCAATTTGACGCATTATATGCTCAAATTAATTATCTAGATAATGATTTGTATGGTAACGGTTACGAAGCTACAACCGATTTTGGTTTGTCGCTGACATTCTAAACGTTATATGATTTAATCAAAGGAGTCACAGTAGTGGCTCCTTTTTTTATAAATAGATATCATGGTGGACTTTAGAGAAGGGTCACTCTATAAATATTATAGAGCCGAACTGGACGAAATACTCAAGCATAAGTGGCTTGAATCAGAAAAAATGGGCCACGATATTGGATTCGAAAGAGCATTATTCGATTGGATTAAAAACCATAGAAGCGAGTATAAAAAACACCAAAAAATAAATTTTTAATATAAATAAAGAATATGACAGGAGATATACTTAACTTTATTCAATCGGTAGGAGTACCAATCACTGTAGCATTAGCAACTGGCGGATTCTTATTTCTAATTCTTAAATTTATCTTGGCTCAAGTAAAAGACCAAATTACAGGTATATCAAATGCATTACTTTCACTAGAAAACAAATGTGATGTAATGAATAATGATATCGTAAAAATTGATGCTCTTTTCTCAAGTGCATTTAATGTAGAACCGAATCTTGACCGTATCGCAGCAAGCGAAGGTAAAGAAGATTGCAGAGACGACTAATATGAGAGATTTTTTAGAAGACAGTAAAGACATTATAGATCGTTTAGCCGAAGCATCAAAAGCTCGTAGACAGTTGGATAAACTACGTAAAGATAAAGAATCAAAAGAGTTTATGCGTTTATCTAAACAAACTGTCAAAGGTGATTTCTTTGATGCAGAAAAAGAAATACGTGCTTTATATAATTTGGCTAAGAATGGCACAGACTATAATCGTAAAAGAATGCAAGATTTAATTAAGAAACTTCAAAAGATTGATAAATCAGCAGCTCTTTATAGTGACAGAAAATCAGTACCTAAAAATTATCAATAAACATGAGCGGAAGAGATTTTTCATTTTGGGCAGATACAATCCAAACATTTGGATTCCCTGTTATTGCATTGCTTTTAACGGGTTACTTCATTTGGTATATATGGAAATGGGTAACAAAAGAAGTTAAACCGGCTCTTAGCCAGGCCGGGGGTTCTTTAGGAAAACTAAAGAAACAAATACAAGCACTAGACAACGATATGATACGGCTAGATATGAAACTCAAGATTTTGATACAAGAAAGACATATTATAGATAAGAATAAGGATAAGCAATGAGCGACGATATTTGGTCAATGGACGATTTTGGCTTTACTGCCGTAAATGAAAATGAATTAGATGTAGCACAAAAGGCAGAGCAGGCTACGACATCTGCCATAACTAATGAAGAAAAGGTTAAAAGATTACATGCTGCAATCAAACCTCTACTAGAGAATTTAAAAAAGAACCCCGATAAGGATTATATACTATGGCCAAATAGGGTCAATATCATAGAAAAGTTTGAAGGTCATTTGGCTGGTATCGTAAGTAGTTGATGGCGTATCACTTATAAATTATTTGTCTTTTTTCTGCGTTGGAACCTAAGTCGTTGTTTATCAAGGGCTTAGGTTTTTATTTTTTTATAGTCACTGTGTACTTTTTAACTAAAATATGTTATAATATAGGCATGAAAGAGATTAATAAAAAAATTAAAATTCTAGGAATGGAGCTTAGCTCTGACCACCATCTCATCAAAACTGGTCGTTCAATGCACGACGGAATTGATTTAGTTAAATGTTTCGCTAGTGAATCTTTTAAAAAGTTCAGCGGAATTTCCGAAGATAAAACAGCTTATGAATGTCAGCCTGGCGAGTCAGATGACTATAAGGAGAATAGATACTGGGATTACGCTACCAGTTTGGACGATTCTAAAGGCTCCAAATATATTAAAATCACCGCTGACAACAGCGTTCACTGTTTCATCGTTGCGACTAAAAACGACAAAAAATTTAAATACGGCGACGTTCTTAAGTCAGCCTCAGCAAAGACTCCCGCGAGAAACTTCGCAAGATGTAACGTGATTGATGATGATGTTTTCACAATCGGAAAAGCAATCCACTGGACAGGAGTTAATTACTAATTTTATTATGATAAGAGCAAAATCACCAGAAACGACTGAAATAGTCATAGATTTAACAGGGCCAGACGGAAACGCCTACAGCCTCATGGCAACAGCCAGACATTATGCCAATATGATTGACGGAAAACTAGTCGCCGACGACATCGTCAATGAGATGATGGCAGGAGATTACGAAAATTTGATAAAAGTATTTGACAAATACTTCGGATACTTTATTATATTAGAAAGATAAATTATGGATTACTTATATTATTTAGATTATGCAGTTGGGCAATTTGTATTGCTCAACAAAAGGACTCGAGAAGAAATCGAGTTAAGCGAAGAGGACGCGATAGCGAAATCTTTTGAAGGTAGTGTTAAAGTTTTGACGGATGCAAGAGACGTCATTAACTCAATTTTAGAAGATGAACCATCTCTTCGCAATGGGTTCATACCAAGAAGCAGATAATGGCTGATTACGACGGATTTTATACTTACAAAGGTCACATAGTTACAATTGACCTACACGAAGAAGAAGATTGTGTAAAGCATTGGGTAGAAGTTACTGACCCACATGGCCACACAATTTCACCAGATGTTACCCCTTATGGGCCATCTAAAGCACTCATTAATAAAATGATTGATGCTTATATTGCGACATCAATGTATCCAGCTCGCGAGACAGTAGACACCCAACACTTTCTCGATAACGACGACTTTGGTGTGATTGACAAATTTATTGAAGATTTTAAACCGAAAGGAAAATAATATTATGGGAATTAATAATAAATATATATTGAGCCACAACGGCAAAAGTTTTGTACTATCCTTAGTACCAACTTTTAAGTATCGTGGCTGGACACTCAAGGTCACTGAACCGGTGGCTTTAGATTATAGTGGAAGAAAAGATGTTAATGTGCTACACTCAGCAGATTCAGCTTTAGACAAAGAATTTCAAAGAATGGAAAGATATAATGGCTACATCACTTAATTTATTAGATAAAGAAATCAATCCAGTAGCAGC